GTGTAATTGACATTGAAGCCAAGACTGCCCCTGCTGTCTTGTCCCCTTCTGACCCCCGCTGTCCTAAAGGTTATAACCCGCTCATCGGAGCCGTTAATAAGTTTAAGGACCCTGCCAAACCTTTCCCAGGCCACCACCTCCGTGCTGTCAAAGATCATATGACTCAAAAGTATAAGAAATTTGATGGTTTCATTGGTAAGCGTCTCTTGTCTCTCTCAGAAGCAATCAACGGTATCCCCGGAGTTGAATATGCTGATGGAATGAACATGAAGAGCGCTGAAGGTGCTTTCTGGAACTCTGAACGCCCACTCTTTGCCCATAATAAAGAATGGATGTTTGAGAAGGTTGAAATCGATGGTAGAGAACAGTACAAGATTTCACACAAACCCCTCCTCGCAAAGATCATTCACCGATTGAAAGAAGCCCAACAAGGCCGACGAGTGATGTCTGTTACCCAAGAATGTCTCAAAGATGAGCGTCGTGGACTTAACAAGATCAACATTCCCGAACCTTCGACCCGTTGCTTCACAATCATGCCAGTAGATTACACAATCTTGGTTCGCCAGTTCTTCTGGGATTTTGCAGCGATGTTGATGAAGAATCGTCACGTCCTCGGACCCCAAATCGGTTTGAACCCTACTAGCATTGAATGGACTGCATTGATCATGAGACTCCGCTCTATTTCAGAGAAAGGATTCGCTGGCGACTACAAAGCCTACGACTCCACGGAGATGCCCGAACTCATGGATAATGTAGTGGACATTATCAATGCTTGGTACGATGACGGTCCAGTCAACGCCCAAGTACGTAAAGTCCTCTTTGCTGAAGGATATGACAGATACTCATGTGTTTTTGATGCCCTCATTCACATAGATCAAGGTCTACCTTCTGGCTTCCCCCTCACCGCCCTTGTTAACTCATTGAACAATGAACAATACATGTACCTTGGATGGTTGGAACTCGCTCCCCCTGAGCAAGTGTCCCTTACCAACTGTGACAAGCATGTAGATCGAATCTCCTATGGAGATGATCATGTCGATTCAGTGACCGACTTAGGCTTGGAGTTTTACAATCAACGCACATTTGGCCAATTCATGGAAAAATATGGTATCACTTACACTGATGCTAATAAGAAGCCATGGACCACATGTGATGAGTATGTAGATCTCCATGAGACGTCGTTCCTTAAACGTCTCTTTGTCCCTCACCCGGAGTATCGTGGTTTTTACCTTGCACCCCTGGAAAAGAAGTCGATTGAAGATCGTCTCCTTTGGATTACTTCCTCAAAGTACGCCAGTTCTGATGAATTGCTCTCCGAAAACATCAAGAATTCCATGCAAGATGCATACCACTGGGGTCCTGTCTACTTCAACAACCTGTATGATAAGATCCTTAATGCTCTAAAACTAATCGGTAAATCTGATTTGATGACGACCGTGTCATACACTTCAGAGGATATCGCCTTTATCAGAACTATTAAAGGTATCGGAGAATCAAACCAGCCCCAGCTCGTGCGGGATGTGTTTGGTTTATAGTTCACCAGTCTCGTTTCATTACGAGAACAATCACTTAGATTAATGTCTTAACTGCGTAGTTTTGTAAGCTTCTGCGCACAATCCCCCTATCACATTGATCTGGGAGATCTGACGTAACTTTCACCTAAGTTATTGTGGCCGACCAGCGGTATGAGTTTTCATGCTGAGCCCTTAAGTTAACCGATCTGGAAC